AACAAGCCAAAAATAGGAATTTTCAGCCTATTCTCAACGATGAAAAGAAAGGTGATGAATTAAAGGAATTTCTTAAAGAATGCTTCACTAATTCCTCGTGCCTTTCGGATTGCTGCAGTATTTATGTTTGGTCGCCATCTTTGGTTGAGGGTTTTGCGATTTTAAATAGCTTATTAGAATCAGGATGGCATATCCAGTCACAAATTATATGGAACAAATCCCCTTTTGTAATTGGAAGAGCAGATTATCATTGGAAGCATGAAGTATGCTGGTATGGTTATAAAGGAAAGAATCATCAATGGCATGGAGGTCGCACTAAAGCAACAGTTTGGGATGTGGCTAAAACAAATACTTCTAATCTTCATCCTACTATGAAGCCGACAGCCCTGGCCGAGATAGCCTGTGAAAATTCCACTAAAAAAGGTGATTCAGTACTTGATCTATTCGGCGGCTCAGGCTCAACCCTAATCGCCTGCGAGAAAACACAAAGAAAATGCTTTATGATGGAGCTTGACCCTAAATATTGTGATGTCATAATCAAAAGATGGGAAAATTATAGCGGTAAAAAAGCTATTTTGGAGCAGTGATGCCAGATAATACGCCACATGTCCCCACAGACAAATCAAGAGCTGAAGTATCGGCACTTAAAAGCTTTGGTCATACACATGAAGAAATTGCGTTGTTTCTTGATATTTCAGAGAAATCATTGGTTAAATATTATAAGCGTGAGCTTGATACAGCTATTGTTAAAGCAAATGCGCAAGTAGCTAATAAGTTATTTAAAAAAGCAATAGAAGAAAATGATTTGCCGGCTCAGATATTTTGGCTTAAACTAGAGCACGCTGGCGTACAGCTGACAAAGAACAGGATATAAAAGAGGTTGCAGATACATTAATGATAGAGCTTAAAGACATACGAGCTAAATTGGCAGAGCAGAATAAAAGTGAATATTAATGAGCAATAGAAAGTACATGGCTTTTAGCGTTATCGCTTTAATATTGGTACTAATTCCTTATTATTTTCTTATCACTTATAAATATAACGAATGCAGAAAAATGAATGGTGAAAAATTGTATTGTTTTTTAAATGCTGCGAAATAAATAAAAGTGAATGTTAACGATAAAGTTTTTTTAAAGAAGTCCACTGAAGACGATGGGCTTTATTATACTATTAATTCAATTAGTGACGATGAAATTGTTATGAGTCGTAATCAACCGCCTATTATAAATGAAATTGAAGGTAGGTTGATCTTTGAGCGACAGGAAGATGAAATAATAACCATTGCTTTAAATAAATGAACCTATGGGCAATATCACTAATAATCTGCTGGCACGGATGTATATTAAAAGACCATGAAACGGTGTTATTTATGCAAACTTACTCTTGCGATAATGTGAGCCCGTCCATTTATAAGCACAAAGATTATATTTTTAAATTGCATGGCGAATATTGCCAGTTGATTAAAAAGGATAAATAATGACACGGATAAATGCTACTGTGATTAATCCTGATTCACACGGGTACATCCTTGCCGAAAATGATGAATCATTAATAATGATAGAGCGGCTGAATAATTTGATTGATAATTTAAAAGCTGAGGATGCAATAAGCTATATTAGTCTCGGCGGCAACGCATTTGATGTTAGAAAAGAATTGCCAGTTGATTAAAAAGAATAAATGACAAAAGCATCGCGGACAGTGACGCGACAATAGTACTTTTAATCCCTGAGCCATATTTGGATTAGTCGGAGACCTGGGACTGAGTTGCCGTGTGAAACTAATCAATAGCAGGTGCAATTCCTGCCTTTTGTCACTTAATATTAAAGCAAGAAACGTCAACCTGGGTAAGATTAATTATCTTTTAATTAGGTCAGTATAGAAATAACCAGATGCACTTAAATAGCTGCATGGCTTGCTTTAATTAATTTTGTCACTATAGGATGTTATGGCGATTGACTTGGAAAAAGAACAATTAGACAAGAAAGTTAAAATTTTTCATGAAGTTTGTTTATTATATATAAATAAGCAATTCGAAGAATCAGGTAGTGATATTAGATTTCGGGTCGCTGAAGATTTCAATGTAAAACCGGAATCAATTAATGATTGACCTAGAAAGAGAGCATCTGGCAGCACAACTAAAAGGCTCATTGCTTGAGTTTACAAAGACATTTTATCCTTTGCTTACTGGTCGTCAATACATTATCAGTTGCACCTTAGGACGAGAGCCTCACGCAATCACGGTATGCCGTGAGTTAACAAGCCTCTTTCATCAGCAAAGACCAGCATTTGGTAAAGGAATCAATATTCCTCCAGGTTACGGAAAGAGCGTCATGTGCTGCATGTTCGTGGCATGGTGTTTCGCGCAATACCCTGATTGTAACTTTCTGTACATATCTTACTCGCACGACTTGGCCTCGAAACATACGGCATTCATCAAGCAAATAATGACCAAAAAGCATTATAGGTACTTATTTGATGTCAATATAAGTTCCGACAGTCGCGCCAAAGATAATTTTAAAACAGTACAAGGTGGCGAAGTAGCTGCGTTTGGTGCCGCTGGTGGTATCACAGGATGCAATGCAGGCAATCCGGGCTTGGACAGATTCTCAGGCTGTGTAATCATCGACGATGCGCACAAGCCCGATGAAGTTCATTCTGCAACTACTCGTGCAACCGTAATACGAAACTATCAAGAGACCATCTTACAGCGACCACGAGATGAAAACGTCCCAATCTTATTTATAGGGCAAAGGCTGCATGAGGATGACCTGGCTGCCTTTCTTTTGTCTGGTAAAGACGTTAGAGAATGGGACTTCACCGTGCTTGAAGGAATAGACAAAGCAGGTAATGCGCTCTATCCAGAGATGCAGTCATTAAGATACCTGCAAGAGCTACAATTAAAACAGCCCTACGTCTTCAGCTCTCAGATACAGCAAAACCCCATACCCTCAGGTGGCGCATTATTTAAGCCCGAATGGTTCGTGTTATTAGCCGAAGAACCTAAGATAATAGCAACGTTTATCACCGCGGATACATCAGAGACTTCCAAAACATACAATGATGCAACGGTATTCAGCTTCTGGGGACTTTATGAAATCGAAGAGTTCGGCAAAAAGACAGGGCAATATGCGCTGCATTGGCTTGATTGCTGGGAAATACGTATTGAGCCAAAGGATTTACAATCAGAGTTTATGAGCTTCTATGGCGAATGCATGCTGCACAAAGTTAAGCCACTTATAGCGATAATAGAAAAAGCATCAACAGGTGTAACCCTTATTAGCTCGCTGGAAGGTGTGCGTGGATTAACAATCAGAGAAGTTAAGCGCACCAAGGCATCAGGTAGCAAAACAGCACGATTCTTAGAGATGCAACCCATAGTATCAGCAAAAATGATATCATTTACTTATGGCGCAAAGCATGTTGATTTATGCATCAACCATATGTCCAAAATTACAGCTAATGACAGCCACAGACATGATGATATTTGCGACACTCTTTATGACGCGATAAAACCAACGCTGATTGACAAAACCATAATAAACACTAAACTTAATCAAACTGACTATAATTCCTTGGGTCGCTCATTAAATTCAACGAATAATAAGATTACGAATCTCAAGCAAAAAGCCTATAAGTAAATAAATTACACGGACAGGGGCGACAATGGATGTTGCAAAACGTTATCAAGATAATTTACCGCGTATCAAAAAAGCCGTCAAAAATGGGCATGATTACTTCAGACATAACTACGACCGATACAATGAGTTCAGACGATTTGTCTTTGAGTCGAATCTCACGGGTGATGAAATTACGCTGCTTGAAAGCAGGGGGATGCCTCAGTTAGAGTTTAATATCCTTGAAGCTTATATTAGCCGATTATTGGGCGAAATGAGCAAGCAAGAGCCTGATATAGAAGTTAATGCGGATAATCAAGAAGATGCAGACCCTTTAACTATTCGTATTGTTCAAGAGCATTTGCGTCATGTGATGCTCGATATCAATAATGAGCATACGCGTTATGAGATATATAAAGATATCTTGTCGGGTGGGTTCGGCGTTCTTAAAGTATTCACTGATTACGAAAACCCGATGTCTATGAATCAAGCCATTATGATTGAGCGATGTGAGCCTACTCTATGCGTATTCGACAAGATTACAAAGTTCTCTCATAAAGGTGATGGCAGGTTTTGCGCCCAATTATTCCCTAAAGCAAAAGAGGATTTCGAGGACGAATATCCCGATGTGCAATTAAATACAGTGAGCTTTAGACGTGATTTCGCGGGGTTTAGCTGGTCTTATCTTAACGATAACTCTGAAATTGTATTACTTGCTGACTATTATGAGAAGAAGAAGAAAGAGCAAACTATAGTCCAGGTGCGTGATGGCAAAGTCATGACTATGGAAAAGTATAATAGAATGGTTGAGGAGTGGAACGATATTACCGTTCCTCCTGCTATCATAGGAAAGCCACGTAAAACAATGCGTGAAAACATCGTTCGTTATACTCTAATTGAAAACCAAGTATTGAAATATGAAGAAACCGACTTTGAGCAATTACCACTTGTTTTTGTTGATGGCAACAGTGCTCTTATTAAAACGCCAAAGAATGGCAATATACGACAAGTTACGCGACCTTATGTGTATCATGCCAAAGGCGCGCAACGCTTAAAAAACTACGCAGGTATTGCTTTAGCCAACGAAATTGAAAACCAAATGCAATCAAAGCTCATGGTTGCTAAAGAAGCGCTACCGAAAGAAGAGGAATTCTTGCAGGCCTACAAGGACCAACAACATGCGTCTACGTTTGTATTTAACTCGATTCACGAAGAAAATCCAGAGATGCCTATCAGCAATCCTATCCGTGAGGTTCAGCGCATCCCGGCGCCTCCGGAAATCGTACAAGCGTTTACAGGTGCAGACAGTCTTATCCAGGGGGTTTTGGGAAGTTATGATGCTAGCCTTGGCATCAATAATAATCAATTATCTGGTGTTGCAATCGTTGAAGGCGCTACCCAGTCAAATAGTGCAGCAATGCCTTACGTGGTTGGATACCTACAGGGCTGGCAGCGTGTGGCCGAGATTTACGTTAATCTAATGCCTAAGTACATGACCACACCAAAAACGATGCCAATCATGGATGCTAAAGGAAAGCGACACTTCGTTAAGATTAATCAGCCTGACGGTTTGCCAATTGATTTTGACCCAACAATCCTCAATGTTGTATTGAAAGCCGGTGCATCATTCCAGATTCAGAAATCAAGAACCATAGCGATGATTAAAGAAATGATGGGTATGTCGCCATTATTTGCTCAATTTATATCCGAAAAAGGACTTGATTTTGTCTTGGATAACATGGAAGGTAAGGGCATTGAACAACTTAAAGAATTGATCGATGGATGGGTCAAAGAAATGCAGCAACAAAAACAAATGGAAATGCAGAAACAGCAACAGGAGATGCAGAATAATCCAATGATGATTAAGAAAGAAATTGAAATGGCCAAGTTGCAACAAGAGAAAGCCAAGAATGAAGCGCAGTTTGCTGTTGATATGGAAAAAATACAGGCTCAGAAAATGGAAGTTGATGCTAAATTACATATGAATGAACAGCAATCAAGCGTGCAGTTGGTTAAGGCAATGACTGAGAGAATAGCTAAGCACACTGATTTACAAATTAAAAAAATGGATGTATCACATCGTCATTTAAAAGAAGCGATTGAAATACATCATAAAGGACTTGAGACGCACCATAAGATTTCACAAAAAGAAAAAGGAGAGAAACAATATGGCTAAAAAACCAACGTGGTCTGACCTTCACGAGGCCACATTTAAGGATATCAAGCGGGTTTACAAACTCAATGATAGGCAGTTGGAAAAC